TGTTTGCCATAGTAGCAATCCTCTTTCAATTAGTCGGAGTCTCTACGAGAACCTCCGAACGATACACGACTTTGCCGACTATTAGTTATCGGCATCGAAGGATGTTGTTCCTTCATAAGGTCCTGATCTACGGCAGTCATCTGTTCGCGGGTTCTGCCCCCGTAATATTCAGTTCTTTCGTGAGCCGTTTCAACAGGGAGTCGACACAGCATCAATCCGCCTTGACCTATAACGCCCTCATATCGACCATCGTCAATAGTCGGAGCCTCATAGTCTGGATACTCATCTTTCCGGACAGGTTCCCATCCTTCACGCAGCTTGGCATTGACATTCATTTTGTCCTCTTCGCCTCGCATTGCAACTCGTATCCAACGATGCACATACCCATCTGGTGGCGTAGGTGCTTCAAGGTGACTGGGCGGTGCCCATGGTTTTCTGCGCGAGTCTGTGTCCCGCGTTGTAGTCTTGCGTGGTGATCTATTAGCCATATTCTCAATCCTTTACAAACTTTGCGTATTCCTCAAGCGGTACGCCTAGCTTCTTTGCAATCGCAACTTGAGAATGCGTTAGCTTCACCGACCTGCGCCCCTGTTTAGTGCTGCGAGATGCAGAGGAGTTCCCCGAGGCGACAGGTGCTCCACTTCCCGACTTCTTAACCGTTTGAAACTTGTTCGGAAACTCCGAACGAAGACGACGGTCAATTTCAGTATAGTACTCATCGCCGTTCGGGTCAAACCCCTCATCTTCGACAAGTGTTGCATGGATGGCATATGTGGCAGATGTAAGTAATCTATCCGTGCCAAACCATTCGTTTTTCTCTGCCCACGCCACAGCTTTTGGATCCGGTTGCGGAGCCTGCTGTTGTGGGGCTGGTTGTGCTTGCGCAACAGGTTGTCCCGGCTGCAATGGAGGTTGCTGCGGCTGTTTAGCCTCACGTTCAACCCGCGCTTTCGCCTGACGATGACGCTCCATCTCGTTGTTTAAACGAGACAGCTTTTCTTGCGCCTCCAGCATCTTATCGCTGTCACCTCGATCCGCTGCATCCTTGTACTGGATCTTTGCAGAGTTCATCTCGATGTTTAAACGATTGCCGTATTCTTGCACATATCCTCGGTCGAGAAGCCGAAGACGATCCTTCATCTTCTTATTCTCTTCCATTAACTGTGAAGATAGCCGCAAGGCTTCCTGCTTATCGCGCTCTTCTTTGCGATACTTGTCCGTCAGCTTTTTAATTCGCTTTTGAACACCCTTGCTATAGTCGTTTAACTCTTCGCTATCCTCCGCGGCCTCAACCTGCTGCGGTTCAGGCTCTTCCTGAACAGATACCTCTGGTTCAGGAGCCGCCTCTTTTGCAGGCTCTTCCGAAGCGATGTCTTCAATCTCTACTTCAATCTCTTCGGTTTCAGTTTCTTCAGACATGTTTGACATCATCGGGCTCCATTAGGGTTGCAATTACTTCGTCGTCGTTAATAATCCGGACCTCTCCACCCTCGATCTTAAATCGAGAACCTGAGTAGCGACCGATGCAAACCCACTGTCCTTCTTTGCACCACGGCTCGCCAAACTTGTCTTTGTCACCATAGGCCAACGGCCCTAGCTTCAAGACATATGCAACAACCGTAGCTACAGATTCTCTTTCCCGAACTTCGTCAGGTAAGTGAATGCCGCCTTTTGTTTTGAGTTTCCCCTGATAAGGCATTACCAGCATACGCCATCCTGTAGGCTGCGGTAATCTTTCAAGAAGGGGCTTTTCGAGGAGCGAGGGATCTAACACCCGCTCGTCAGCGTTAATGTACGCGCTTTCTAAAGAAGGACCGTCTGACGTGTCAGAGCTTTTTTCCTTATTTATTTTCTGCGCGACGTGATCAGGAAGATATAAGGTCTTCGACATCGTCAGCGTTTCTCTCCAGCAGGGACTTCATTTCTTCTTTAGCAAAAGAGAGTCCCCGTATCTCTCCCACCATCATTTTATAGGTCTCCCAGTCTTTAGCAGACCCGTTGGCTAAAGAGCGAGCAATGTCTTCTTCACGCTCTCTCAACAACCTATACACATATTTTGCGAAGTCGACAACATCCATTATAGGATATCCTTGTATTCCTCTTGTAGGTCAGATGTGATTGGACCACCTTCTACCCACTCGTTGCATGTGTTTTCACTACTACACACAAACTTGAGTAGTTGGCAATAGCCCGTGTCCCCAGACTCGTCTCCAATGCAATCTTGCATATCCTCGGTCTGGTTGTACATTCCACACGTCCCGCAGCTTTCGTCATTGCGAAATGCCGAGCTAGTATTAGGCTCACGATACCCATACTCCTCAACCGCTATCTCACGATTAGCGGCGTTTAGCTCGTCATCTTGCGTTGGGAGCGGACAACTCTTGCCGTCGTCGTCGCTCTCCATTTTATCTACAGGCATCCCGTCAGGAAGCACACTGATCATAATCGTAGTCATTAGTAACACTTTCCACGTTTGGAGTTGTCACGAACATCGCCCGGACGAACTTCCCCGCCCATAGCAAACTTTTTAGTCATGTTCTCTGACGTACCCTTAGACCCCGTCACAGGTTTCATGCCGTCCCGTACAGGTTTTCCGACAGGAAGCTCAGAGGTTCCCAACGCCTTCGAAATCTTTCTTTTGTATGGCATTTGTAAGGTTTTATTACCGCCCATCTTGCCGGGAGTGGATGGATCCGACGCTATCTTAGGTGTGCTAGGCATCTTCTTCTTAGCTTTCCTGCCGTACTTTGCCGTGTTGTTGCGGCCCTTCTGCGTGTTATAACGAGAAGTAGGGTTTTTCTTATCGTCGCTCGCAGCTTCGGACACTGCGTCTTCGATGGTCTTCTCAGTAGCTTTAGAAATCATAACAATTATCCTTTTTGAAAGTGGGGCATGTCTACAAACGGTGTGCGGTTCTGCGACACCCGTAACTTAACGTAATCATTGTACGCCTCTAACATCGTACCATCCCAGTCTAGGATGTTGTCGATATGCCAAGCCCCTCCCCATTTAAGTTGCTTAATGCCCATATCCTTAGCCGTTTTCACAATAGCATCGCCAACATCATCATAAAACTTTAACTCCCAACAAACTCTAGGCCCCAGAAAAACCATGAAATCAAAAGCCATCCCATCCAGATGTTTACTTTTCATGGTTTTCGACGCGCCCGAATCTACAAGCGCCCGTTGCTCTTCTATGGTCCTTAACCCTCCAAGATTAGGGATGCCAAAATCATACGGCGTGTTGTGTATGGCAGTGCGAACCAATGTATATAGCTCGTCATCAATGCCTTCGATACGGTCCAGACTACGCTGGCTTAACTTAAACTCGCTCATGTTACTTCCTCTTAAAAAATGCCTGTGCCCCACGCACACCAAAACTGGCTGAAATTGCAATTCCAAGGCTGTAAAAATACCAGTCCGGCGCTTTGGAAAGCTGCTCGAACCCACGGTCAACCCAGCCTTCAGCGCCTGGAATAAACGCTAAAATCAACGGAATAGACAGGACAATTACGAACCATTCGTCTTTCCAGCTTGACTTAGCACCCTCTGCCATAATGCGCTCCCAGTCGGCAACGCTTGTCTCTTTTGACAACAGTATCTGCGCTTTCGCCTTGGCCTCTGTGAGCTTCAACTCCGCAGCGGCGGCATTATTAGCGGCTTTACCTTGCAGCCATGATCCAGCAAGATTGGCTATTGGTCCTAATGCGGATGTAAAAATGCTCATTTCTCAGACCCCAACCATACGGCTATTGTACCCGTCATCGCACCACTAACAACGCTAATCATGGCGCTTTGTTGTGTGCTTAAATCATCAAGACTCATTCCCCAGTTAATTACTTTGATGTACATAACCGTCATAACCAACATCATAATGCGTGGCATAAGCCGATATTGCAGTATCTTCTCAAAAGTGTTCGCCATGTCAAACCTCTATGTTTAACTTCGTTCCCTGCGGTCTATCCGCATTAGTCTTGCGGCCAAACCTATCATAACTTTCCTGTAAGTCCAATCTTTGCTTCTGGAGCCCCTCTAAGTGGCTGTGATTAGCCCTGTGCTCTTTTTCCACCCTCTGCTCCGTTAAATGCGTTTCTATGCGCTCACGCGCTCTGGTTTGGGCGTGTATGTCGCTTCCCACATTAAACGGCGCGTTGCCTACTCCTGAAACACCATCGGACATCAAATACGCCCCTGCTTCGCTAGAATAATAACCACCGTAATGCCAATCATAATAGAAACAATTATTGTAGAGCCCCCATAGATAACAACGCGCTCAACCAGCTTCGCTTTGCGTTTCCTCTCTGCTTCTATCTTTGCCTTACGATCTTTTCTAGCTTGGACTCGTATAGCTTGCAATTCACCCCAAGCAGAGAATCCGCGTGTAGCTATTACAATCTGCCTTAGTTCCTCCTCCGCGTCTTTGGCGCGTTGTAAATTAACAAAGGTTTCCATAGAATTTTCGTCAGAGGGTGAAAAAACACTGTTCTTCTTTTTCTCATGAGCGGCCCGCAAATCATCCACCCCATCGAAGAACTCTCCGATCTGCTTGGTGACGTTTACAATCTCCTTGCCCGCAGACACTGCCGACTTCACCGCCGCGAACGCTGTAAATGGATCCATCATGTTACACGAAAGCTCCTCGGACAATAATAGTCGGGGCTAACGCGATACACGCGTTTAGGATACTCGTTATTACACTGGTAATGACACGCTTTATAGAACCAACTACCGTATCCGTTCACAAAAACGTGCCCGTATCCAACGAATACAAGCACACACAACACTAGAACTCTCCGACAAACCTCTGAGGTCGGGCTATCGGACTGAACCGTTTATTAACCGTGCCGCCAGAGGAATACTTCTTTTTCCCAGCATTGCTTAACGCAATGGCAACCGCTTGCTTCTGCGGTTTTCCAGCAGCCATTTCAGTCTTGATGTTCTGGCTGATTATATCTTTAGATTTACCTGATTTGAGTGGCATCTCACCCCCGCATCATCTTCTGTCGCTGCACCTCAATACGATCTTGATTAGTATCGTCCCGCTGGGCCGCGATGTCTTCTATGCTTTCAATACGAGCCGCGTCCGTCGCCGCACGTTGCTGCATCTTGTTCATTTCTAGCTGAATCTGAGCCGCATCGTCAATTGACTTACGCTGCAAATCTTGCTGCTTTACTCCAAGCTCCTGCATACGAATCTGTACCAACGGATCCTGCATAGGGTCCTCTCCCTGCGGAGTAATCTTCGGCATCAAGTCGTTCATCAACTGCATTTCCTGTAAAGCGACCATCTTTTCGATCTCCTCCGGATTTTGCATCTGCTGCTGTACTTCCATAATCTGCTGCTGGGCCGTTTGTGGGTCAACCGCACCGGACTGAGCCATCAACTGCACTTGAGATATCAAACCCTGAACCTGTGTCATAACCATCTCACGAGCCTTCTTGGAAATATGCTCCTGAAGGTGCCCCATTAAAATCCCCATAACCTGCGGTGAAGTCATAACAATAGGCGTCTTCATAAACATAACGTGAAGTTCGATATGTGCGTCGTGGTCCTGACCATCAAACGCCATTAACAACTCACCCGTTAACGCACGAGCGTTTTCAATCAATGGATCAAGTGGCTGCGGCTGTGGAGGTGGTGGCAAAATCTCGTCAATGTTCTGAACCTCCAAAGCCTGATACATGCGCCGAAACGCTGCGTGAAGGTTGTGTACCTGCGGATTGGACTGCGCCAACTGTAGCTGCGTTTGAGCAAGCGTAACCCGTTGCGCCATAGAAAAGATGTTCGGGTCACTCACTGGAATCACATCAACACGACCATCGAAGTCCGCCGCCATGACCGTGCGATCCCCACCCGCTACATCATATGGATACTCTTGGGGCAAGTTATCACGGAAAATCCTCGCTAAAACACGGAACTCGTTCTTCTGCGAATAGTGCAGGCGTTTGTGAATAGCTGACATAACCTTCATGCCACGCTCTAACAACGCTACAGTAGTCCCTACAGGGGCCTCCTGGTTCATGTTAGAGGTCTGCTGGTCTGCCAGTGACACAAAACGTCTTCCGTTCTCCACAAGCGTTCCTAGAAGCTGTCCTAGCGTTGCGGAAGGCTCCTTGTACGGCAGCGGAATAATGGCGTCCCGAATGTTACCACCAGGAGCGTCAATGTCCCGCCATTCTCCAGGTTGTAAGGGTTCGTCATCATTACGAACCCTTACGCCCCGAGCCTTGAACCCAGCTGGGAGGTTTGCCAAGGTTCCGGCGTCGATCAACTGGCGAAGAATACTGGTAGCTGCACGACCCAATCCACCAATCATGTGGATCAAACCAAAGCCATAGAACCCTAAACCAGGCATAAACTTGTAGTGAACAAAATACTGCTGCTTTTTAGCAAGATCCGCATTCTCTTCAAAATTACGTCGGATCGACAGGACTTTTCCCGAACCCTCGTCAATCGTCACAATATACGGCAGCGCAATACCCGTAGGTTCCCCGTCAGGAGACATGTCCTCAAACCCTTCAAGGTCTAAGGCAACATGCATCTCTAAAATCGTATAAACCTCGTCAGTGTACCCCTTCGAAGTACCCTGAATGCTGTTGATTTTTTGACGAACCTCGTCCTCTTCTTCGTCGTACTTGCTTACCTCAACGTCACGATAGAACCCTGCGATCTGCATCTTGCGAAGTTCATTCGCATCCATACGCAAAACATGAGTAACACGCGCCGCTGTGTGCAGATCAGACGCCGCATACGAAACAACCAAGTCTTGAGCAGGAACAAACTTAGAAACCGCTCGCTGCTTTGCTTCATCAAAGTAAATCTTCTTAAAACAAGAACCCGACAGCGGTAAATAAAACAAAAGCTGATCCATGTCCGGATCGAACTCTTCCATCACTTCCATAATCTGGTAGTTCATAAAGTCCTTGACCCGCGATGCCTGCTCCTCACGAGCCGCATCCTGCATACCAAGAACCTGAGTTTGAACAGGGCCACCCGCAGGAAGCAGTTCTTTATAAGCCTGCGCCTGAAACTGAGTAACACTCTCACTAATTAACGGGTGCGTGACCCCAGAAGCTCCTTCAAACGGTTGACTGCGCTCTTCATACTTAACTCCAAGCTGATCCAAACCCTTTGTGTACGTCTCTTCCCACTCTGAACGAGATTCCATATCGTCTTCGTAAGACGCCCTAAGATCCGACGAAATTTCTCCAAGATAATCTTCACCCAAAAACTCCGCTAAGTTGTCGTTATGTGCAGGTTGAATCATCGATTCTTCCATCGCAATGATTTCTTCAAGACTTCGAACTACTGCCCCACCTTGACCGTCTTCAACAACTTCGGCCCCATTAGGAAACATCTCAATCTGTTCCTCAACCGGAACCTCAACAGACGCCTCATTCGGAATCATGTCCTCGGGACGAATCCCTGAATCTACAAGAGGTGGCAGTGCCATCAGTAATACTCCCGTTTACGACGATATTCGTCATGTTCTTCTTCTTCGCCAAGCAGAGAAACAAAACCGCCCTGCCTAAAACGCATCAGTGCTAACGTCATGCTATCACAAAAGTCGTCATGATCGCCATTAGGAAATGAAACTACTTCTTCGATAACTTCATCCGCAAACTTCTTGTCATTTGGGGCCCATACTACACCAGCTTCGAACAATGGCGCAACCATGTGCATTCTAGTGACCTTATCTCGCCCTTTTCCCGGCGAAAATCCTAACGCAGGAATACCCCGAAGCCGCAACTCGTCAATAAGCGGTGTACCCGTCGCTTTCGCTTCGACCACAACCATGTCCGGCTCCCAGTATTCGTGTTCTTCATGCGCAACCTCCTTCAGTTCAGGGAAATTCCACCGACCTCGCCGCGCATCTAACAATATCAAGTTGTCAGACCCACCCTCCTCCGGCTCAAACACGCCCCAAGTCGTAATCGCGCTGTAATCAGCCGATTCCTTCTTGGAAAACGCCGTATCATACGACTGAATGATGTATTTAACCGGGGGAATGTCCTTCTTATCCCACTCCTGCCACCATTCACGCTTAATAATCGCAGAATCAGAACTCGTCGGCGTCTGCTGCCACTGCGCATTCCATTTTTGCACAGGCAAGGACGCCTTAATCCCCAATAATGCGTCTTTTTCCCAGAACTCAGGCCATAACGGCCTGTCTGACGGCAAAATAGCAGGAAATTCCACAACCTCCCACTGATCCGCCATGACATCACTGCCCTGCGCGGCCAATAAACGGCCTGTCAAGTCTTTTTTACCCCATCGGGTCATAACAATTATGATCGCACCGCCAGGCTGAAGACGCTGACGGGGTCCAGAAGTGTACCACTCATACGCATTGTCAAACGCACTCTCACTCAAAGCGTCCTGCTCCGAGTGTGGGTCGTCAATTACAAACAAATCCGCACCACGACCCGTAACCGCAGCACCAACACCCGCCGCAAAGTACTCACCGCCCTTGTCAGTCTGCCATTTACCAGCGCCCTTGTTGTCTTCCTTCAAATTAGTATCCGGAAAAATGTCCTTATATTGCGGATCGTCTATAAGATCCCTGACCTTACGACCAAACCTAACCGCTAACTCCGTGTTGTGCGTAGCCTGAATGATCTTTAACTTCGGATTTCGGCCCAAAAACCACGCAGGCATCAAAAAACTGGCAAACTCAGACTTAGAATGTCGAGGAGGCATGTTGATAATCAACCGCTTCAACTTACCCTGCGCAACCAACTCCAACTTTTCAGCAATAATACGATGATGCTGGCCCTCAATAAAGTTCTCATACACATGATGAGCAAACGGCATGAAATAATCATGCGCTTTTTCACGAGTATCCAGCTTCTTCTTGGCCTCCGTTAAAGCCAAAATCTCCTTTAAAGCGTCCTCGGGAAGTGCTTGTAAATTCATGAGCCGTTCATCAAGTCCTCAGAAGGCAATAACGCGGCCCCCGTACCTTGCAACTCGGCCAGTTCTCGTAACTGCGCAAGACTCAAATTCGTACCAATGTAAGGGTTCCCGTATCTCAAACCTCCTGTGGGCGATAAATAACTCGTAGGTTCATTAAATACCGGAGCCGCAGGAGTTTGATCAACACCAGGTTGTGGCCTGTAGAAAGAATACAACCCCGTTTGCTGCGGCTGGTAATACGGAGCAACCACAGGGCGCATCCTTCCTCCCGCACCAAGATCCGCAATGCCAGAAGTATATCCCGGTTGAGTCTCACCAACAGGATCAGTAGTAGGATCGCCGTCACTATCCGGAGGGGTATAAGAAGTCGGAGCCGCTACTGCGGGCTGTGGTTGAGCCACTAGAGTTTGTGGTTGAGCCACTAGAGTTTGTGGTTGATCTGCTCCATCGACTATATCATCATACTCTATGACATACTTCGCATCAACCGCTGCTTCCTGGCCTGTAGCCTGTGGCGTGGAGGTCGCCTCTACCGTAGGATCTACCGTAGGGTCTACCGTAGGGTCTACCGTAGGGTCTACCGTAGGGTCTACCGTAGGGTCTACCGTAGGGTTTACCGTAGGGTCTACCGTAGGGTTTACCGTAGGGTCTACCATAGTAGTAGTCGTTCCGTCTACCGCAGCACTCACGTTAACTGTAATACCACTATTGGTTACAACAGCCGTGTTGTTAACCGCCACATTGTCCGTAGTAGTTTCACCCGTAACATTGTTTTTCGTGGTAACAACCGCATTACCTTGTGAATCTGTAGCCGTCGTAATCGTTACATTTCCGTCACTCGAGGTTGTAACAGTCGCATCGTTGTTGGCCGTGATCGTCGTGTTGGCGTCCTTCGTGGCGTCCCCAGTCCCAGTAACGACAGTTGCTATGGTTCCTGTGCCTCCTGTGCCTCCTATACCTCCTATACCTCCTGTGCCTCCTATACCTCCTGTGCCTC